GCCCTGTGGACCGGCGATCTGCCCAAATTTTTCACGGGCTTCACCAATTATAAGTTTGCAGTTGCCCACCATGTAGTTACGGATCCATTGCGTAATCTGCGGATCAGTCAGCATGTTGAATTCAGGTTTGTAATTGTATGTCCAAAGTAGTACGCTTTCACCTGAGCCTTTTGGATCACGCATGAGCTGTAGCTTTTTGGTGGTTGGATTAAATGTATAGACCATGTAGGCGCCAAACATACGACCAGCTAATTCTACATATTGGCTATAAAAATCGTAGGTAGCAAGCCCGCCGGCCACATTAAAATTCATCAGGTACACATTCAAACTGGCCTGGCTAAATGGGTCAAAGTTGCTGGCAAACGGGCCTGTTGAGTCACCAAAGGTCCTGCGGAAAATCTGGCGCACCGACTGTACTTCTTGCGGTAAAGTATAGATATTGACATTGGTGACCAATTCCATAAAGGTGTAACTTTCTTCATAGGCATTTTCTGCCCGCTGACGATAGGTACCAATGGTGTTTCTATAAGCAGCTTCAAAATGTTCAGCATCCAGCTCAAGATCAATGATTTGGCCGCCCAGCTGATACTGTACATATTTGAATAGATCTTGTTTAAGTGTGTCTAAGCTGTTTTCGGATTCAATTGCCATCGGGAACTCCTGTTCCTTGTATTTAGCAGTTTACCAAGCCCGCAGTATGATCAGATTTTCGTTTCCGCGGCCGTTCCATTTAGTTTCTGTTGCCTTGATATCAGCAAATGCCTTGCGAGCCGCTGGTTTTCCACCACCGGTAACTGCTCGGATTTGGTCGGCTGGTTTGCGCAGAGTTTTTTGTACGGTTGTTTGAGCATCAAATCCCACAACAGCACTGCCCTTTACAGTAAAGGTTCCAATGTGGCTATCAGCCATGACATGAACGAGCTTGCGTTTTGCTGTGTCGTAAAGCCAGGCTTCCGTAGCATTAACTAGCTTTGTAACCGGTTCTGATTTGAGTTTAAGTTCGTCAAACTCTCGCATGAACTTAAATTTGCGAGTTAATTTTTCTGGACTTACGGCTTTTTTGGCCCTGGGTTTGCGTTCTACCTTTTTAAGTTGAACATAACTGGCGCAATCGTTGATCACAGTTTCGCAAAATTTAACACAGTTACGAAGTTGTAATTTTGAGAGATGGCTGTAGCCTTCGACCAGATCAGCATCCGTGCCTTCTAGTACCTCCGTAAATTCTGCTAGTCTAAGTTCCCAAACAGCCGATACCGTACCGATCATGTTGGGGCTGACATTCATGCCGCGCATAAGTGCAATAGGTTTAAAGTCTGCACTCATCTTTGCACCAGCCACAACAAAGTCATCAAACATACCTTCAAGTTCGCCACAACATTCTGAAATCTTTTCACGCAGATGGTCTTGAATTGTTAGCTTGGCTACTGCGGCATCAGCATCCACTTCACTTTGTGCTTTTTTAATTTCTTGTTTGGCCTTGAGCATTTGACTGATTTGTTCGTCAACAATACATTGTTCGTGTTCGGTCAGTTCCAGCCCAATCAAGGTCATACGGCAGGCCCAGGCCGGTGTTAGTCGTATCTGGCTGTCTGGAATACCACGCATGAGTCGAGCGTCCTTGGGACGATGGTTGTGCTCCAAGTAATGACACAACATGTCCTTGGCATCTCGTTTGCCATAGTGATAATTATACCATTGGAATGCTTTGGCCAGTTGACTCAAGCGATTCTCCGATGTGGGTTGTACCCGCCACTCGGGTTCGGGTCCAACATATTTGAATTCAGCACCCTTAGGATTTAGTCTTTTGATTTCGTTTGATTTAGCCATAGTCTTTATTGTATATGAAAGTTTGAGCGAGGTCAACCTAGCAGGTTTGCCAAGGTTATATGTTGTTCTAAATTGGTCAGCAGGTCCTCTGTTTTTTTTACCAACTCTCGATACCTGGGTGTTTCTTTATGTACTCTGCGGCATTCGACGCTTTCCATGTCAGCAGCCACTATAGCGACATCTATCGTTTTAACCATTTTAAGCAGATCTCTACGGAACACTTTGTTTTTAACAGTAGCAATATGTTTTTCGGCACGATCCAATCGTTTGAATAATTCGTCCATTTTGTAATTATACTGGCTTTTGAATTGCTAGTCAATCTGGGCCATAAATACAAGACTATGCCACGCCTGAGCCTTTACCGCCCCAATAGAACCAATGATTACCAGTTTTTGGATCGCACTATTGCTGAAATGTACACAGTCGGTGGGCTTGATATTTTTTGCCACAAGTACCTAGGCCCACAGGGTGCTGGTACCGACAACGGTAATAATGATGCTACCATACCAAATTACAGTAGCACAAATCCCCTGTTTATTGAAGATTTACTGTTGTTAGAAAATCGCGATCGCGTTTACGATCCTGATGTGTTCATCATGCGCGGTGTTTATCGCCAGCAGGACATAGACTTTGATCTAAGTCAATTTGGCCTATTTCTAAACAACGACACTATTTTTATCACTTTTCACTACAATACCATGATTGACTTTTTTGGTCGCAAATTAATGTCAGGTGATGTGCTAGAGTTTCCAAACTTAAAGGATTACAATCCCTTAGATACTAGTATACCTAGAGCTTTACCTAGGTATTATGTAATTCAAGATGCAGCATTTGCCCAAGAAGGATTTAGTCAAACTTGGTTGCCACACCTATGGCGTGTCAAGGCCACACCATTGGTTAATGCTCAAGAATATAGCCAAATTATGAATCAACCGTTTGAGCCCGAAAATATCTGGGACAACGGTAATTTTTATCCAGGCAACACCATTGTCAATGATGGCAACAGTTATTATAAGGCCGCGGGTAATGTGCCACCGGGCACAGGAATTACCGATGTCAATCCTTCAACTGGACTGCCTTACTGGACACCAATCACCAACCCAACCACAGTCGGTGATGCACAGAGTACAAGACCAAAAGACTTAGAATTAAACGATGCTATCTTAACACAGGCCTACAATGATGTACCGCTCAGTGGCTATGATAATGTAAAATTTTATGTGGTTCCTACCAATGCCGCAGGCGAACCATCCGACGGAGCAACTACAACCAGTTCTACTGTCGTGTCGTCTAGCAGTGACGAACCCATCAACGGAATTACCCCAAACGGGTTTGGGTATTTGGCCGGCTACTTGACCGGCGGTACCAATACCCCAAACGGATTACCTGTTACTCCTGGAGTAAGTTTCCCTCCAAATCCTGCAGTGGGCGACTACTGTTTCCGTTTAGACTATTTTCCAAATCGCCTATTCCGATACAATGGCGCAGCCTGGAAAGCTATTTCTGACAATGTTCGCACTGATCTTGACCTAGCAACAGGTGCTCTTACACAACGAGCCAGCTTTGTCAACAATACCTACACAGTCAGTACCACCGATCAAGGCAACATACCTAGTCGACAGAGTCTCAGTCAAATACTGCAACCCAATGCCGACAACGGTAACCAAGGTGGTAACATTACACCTGCTAATCCAAGACCTCCAGGGAGATAATCATCGCGGCCTATTTTTATGACGAACAATTGCGTCGCTTCCTTTTGCAATTTGCCCGTATATTTTCTAATTTTGAAGTAGAATTTGGCACCAACGAAGCTGGTCAAGGGCCAGGTAGTACCGCCGATACCTTGGTGCGTGTTCCTGTGCGCTATGGTGATGCTAGCCGACAAGCGCAGACTATACTACAAAACAACTCGGCCAGCAGTATGCCGGCTACCCCTTTGATGACTTTTTATATTACCGATTTAAAATATGATCGTCCAAGAATACAAGATCCAACTTTTGTAAACACTATCCAGGTTAGACAACGAACCTACGATAGCACAACTGGTACTTACGAAACCACACAGGGCAATGCATTCAGCATTGATCGCTTGATGCCAGTGCCATATGAGGCTACAATTAAATTGGACATCTGGACTAGTAATACCAATCAAAAAATGCAACTGCTAGAACAGATCCTGGTGCTGTTTAATCCCAGTCTGGAAATACAAAGCACTGACAATTTCATTGACTGGACCAGCTTGACTGTGTTATATTTAGATAATGTCAACTGGTCTAGTCGTACTGTTCCAGTTGGTACCGAAAACCCCATCGACATAGCTACCTTGACATTTAAACTACCAATTTGGCTTACCAGTCCAGCCAAAGTTAAAAAATTGGGAGTAATCGAGCGTATCATCGCGTCGGTGTACGATGCTCAAGGTGATCTTAACAATGCGTTGACCAATAGCGATTTATTGTTAGGTACACGGCAAGTGTTCACACCATTTGGATATCAAGTGTTATTACTAGACAACAAGTTACAAGCACTACGGTCGGACAACATTGTAGACCAACCCAATGCCAGTTTAACTCCCCCAGATAGCCCAGATACCAATTTGATGTGGCACGACATAATCAACATGTATGGTACCCTGAGACCCGGCATCAGTTATGTAAATCTGCAACAGCCCGATGGCACCGATGTGTCCGGTACTGTTGCCTACGACCCAACCGATGATAGATTCCTACTGTTTACAGTAAATTCAGGTACTGTGCCGGCTAATACTCTAGCGCCAGTTGATGCTGTTATAGATCCGTTGGTCAGTGGCCCCGGCGCTGGGTTGATTGCCCCGGCGGCTGGTCAACGCTACTTGCTGACCGAAGACACCGGTTCTTACGATAATCCCGCAGGAGACAATCCAACTGCCTGGACTGGAATAAATGGACAGCCACTGGTAGCACATACCAATGACATTATTGAATATGATGGCAACAGTTGGACTATTGCGTTTGACAGCACTTCCAGTCCTAACAATATGCAGTATGTTACCAACATTACCACAGAAATACAATATCGGTGGACCGGTAACATGTGGGTCAAATCATATCAAGGTCTTTATCCAGGAGGCTCATGGAGTCTAGTAATATAACAGCCGTTGGTGTTTGGTTCTACAGCATAGATACTGGTCGCTATCTATACCTTATGCGCAATGACCCAAAACATCCGCATACCTGGGGATTACCCGGAGGAAAAAGCGAATCTGGAGAAACCCTAATTGATACCATGACCAGAGAGTGTTGTGAAGAATTGGGTAACATGCCCGACTATGTTCGATTAGTACCGTTGGAGAAATTTACCACCGCTGATTTGGGATTTGCCTATCACACATTTTTTTGTAGTGTAGCCAAAGAATTTGTTCCCCGACTCAATGACGAACATTCTGGCTATGCGTGGATAGCATCAGGAACCTGGCCCAAGCCCATGCATCCGGGCCTGTGGTCTACTGTGAATTTTGCTGCGGTACGCGATAAAATTTTAACTATAGAACAAGCTGTTCAAACATCACAGTAGCTGATCCACTCACGATAGGTCATATCTTTGGTATTCGAAGCATCCATCCATAGGTCTGGCATATTGGTATTTTCGCCAATCAACCAAAATATCACACCCGGATATGCATCCATGACCGCACGAACTTGTCCTTGCCAAGTTTGACTTTCGATTACAGTTTCGTTATGATATCCCAGCATGAATATTTCTTCATGTCCATCAAAGGCCGCCAGGTACAGGGGCAGGACCATGTCAATCAAGTGAGGATTTTGTGGAATCAAATAAAATTCTCCTGGGTGGGTTATACAATTTCTAGGCGTGGTATAGACCACATTGTTTTCTTGGTATCCAGTATCTAAAATTTGTTTTAATCTTTCTGGATTTGTTTCCACAGCAAAATCCAAACGCATGTCAAAGACCAGTTCACCGACTCCGTAAGTCTGTAGTTTTTTTGATCCTAATAGTCCACCACGATGTCGTTGCAGTCTGGTGTAGTCAAATTTGTCACGATCTGTGGTACCACTGATGCAGGCAGCGCGGCCCGATATGTGTTGATTTTCAATTGGATTCGCAATCCACTCGCGAGTTTCTTCCCAACGGCCGCCTACTCGGCGTCGTTCAACTACAACAAACTCGCCAG